GCCGGCTTGGTCCATGGAGTTAGAAGAGAGAAGAGCGAACGACGTTGGGTGGGCCTACTTGATAGCCAAAAGAGAAGTCGTCGCCAGCGGCCACCAATACATCAACAGCACCTTGTTCATCAGCTTCGGACATTCCATCATACAACCAACTGATACAAAACGCGGGTCTTGCAACAGAGGTGACCATAGATTGCGAAGATAGCAAATCTATAGGAGTTGAGTGATAAAAGGGCACGGTGATCTCGAGCACAGGATTGAGATCTACAAAAGTTAATGCACTAGGAGAAGATTGATAAGGGGAAACAGTCAGCGTTATGGGCGCCGGTGCTTGTATATCCCCTTCAATGTTAGGAAGAAGGGTGGCTACCAAACGAAGGTTGGACGGGACTAGTCCTGCCTTCTTTGGGTGTTTGGTAACTATAAATTTATACCGTCTGGATCCGGCATAAAATCGATACAGGAAAGATATCGACTCTAGCAAAGTCGAATTTGGGGAGAATTGGCCAGTATCAAAGCCAAGAGGAAAAAAACCAAGGGGGTAGTTCTTAAGAAACGAGAAGCGCTTAGTAAGAGATCTAAGACTCAAGCAAGACTCGCCGACACAATAAGCTTCAGACGAAAAGTCTGTCTTAGGGAATTTAAGGATAGTTTGGGACGGATAGGACTCCTTACGGTCTTGCTCACTGTGGGCTCCAGCTGCCTCAGCAGCTACTAGAGGACTAGGGGCTCCACTTTGAGCTATACAGGTGCTAGCAGAAGTTATAGGGGGCGGAGGAATGACTGGTACATCGGTGACTTTGGGTATCAAGCTGTTAAAAGCTGGATAAGCCAGCGAAAAGTCGTCTCCCGCTCCAATAAAGCATAGAACATCTACTGATGGAGGAATAGAATCCTGAGCTGGTTTTAACTCCAATTCAACGATAACACCAAGAGTCCCAATCGAATTAGTCTGGTTTAGGGTTCCACCAGTCTGATCCACTCGGCAAAACTTTTGATTGAATACAAAGGGCACTTCTACAACAACATCATTGTTTGTTTGGAAATTGCAAACGTATGAAGGAAAAAAATCGATGTACTCTTCGAGGAAAGTCGAGGTCAAATCTGAAACGTTCAAACCTGAAAAGAGCACAAATCGAAGACGTCCAGAGTAAAATTGATTCTTAACTACAGAAAATCTGTACTTAAGAGACCCTCTCCATAATTGGAAGTAAGATGAAATAAAGTGAATCAAAGTTGGAGTGAAAACCTGTCCAACCTCAGTAATATCCGAGCTATAGGCTGGCGTAATAGGAATGAGCATTATTGGCGCGCCCACCGCATCAGTTGTAGACCACGAAGCATTGGTTAAAAAGGACTGTTTCGTGCAAAGGTGTTTAAGATCCATCTCATCGACAGAAGACCTAAACAAAGAGGGATCTACTCCTAAAGCGTTATCGGGTTTAAGAGCTAGCATTGTTGACATATCCACCCCCTCAGAGTTGCAATACTTGTCTAGAGGAGCATTTTTAAAAGCATGAGACTTCTCTAAGTCCTGAGTTTTGCTGAGCCCAAAAGCAGTGAGGGCTTTCCCAGCAATTCCCATATACCAAGGTAAGTCATTTAACAAACCAGACATCTTAGGAGCTCTCCTATCTACCATCTTAGACACAGCACCAACAATAGGTTTGTTGTTCGATAAAAGCTGCATGGCAGAGTTCAACATCGCTTCTCCTTGAGCAATTGCGAGAGCACTCGTTTGAGAATAAGAAGGAACTCGAAGATTAATATTACTATAATGGCAATAAAGACCAATCTTCGCGTTATAAGTCGTAGAAGTGGATCCATACGGTGATAAAACTATTAACTTAAGAGTTCCCATATTTCCATTATCTGTAATTTGGTCATAAGCAGACAATGGCGAAACATAGGGAATAGTTAAAGAAACAGATGTCTGAGTTCCCATGTCTAGTTCTACACACGGATACCCAGAGCCACTCCTAATGTTATTAGGTGTTGAATAGGTACCAACCGATGACTGAAAAGGAGCATAATAAGCTAACAGCCTACCTTTAGACATGGTTGGAGCGTTAATCTTGAACATGATCTTGACATCAGCTCGGAAAAACCGATGGCCTTCTAGCTTACAATTATACATTTTATTGACAAACCCAGTGGGAAAATCAATTGTAGCTAAAATATCATTTACAGCGTTTGAGGGAGAGAAGGTATATTCATCAACGTAGAAAGGTCGGTTGACAAAGTTGTTGATCGTGTGCTCAACTTCCATTTTTACCTCAGCTGGATCGGTAGAAAGATTTGGTTTAGAAGCTATAATAGCCGTGGTATCTTGAAACGCGGTTATTTCCATCACAGTTTTGACTGCATCGTCTGATGGAGACGAGGTGTCAACAAATTCTTTGTTTCCTATGTTGACGTCGGAAATGTTTGAGGAGTAATCGTTAGAGATCTGAATATATTGTTCTAATGAGCACAGCGTCTGATCACGCACTGTCTCCAAATATCGCAACTGTGGACCGTATTCACGTGTTCCGCAAGTTCTTTGTGAGATACACCCAGACAATCCGTTGGAGAGAAAGTCTGTTATTAGACACAACTTGATGAGCAAAATGGAATCACCATTATAGTTCCTAAGGTAACTACCCTGTGTTTTAAAAACCCCAGACAAAACACAAATCTGGAAAGAAAAGAACCGTCATAAGAGACGGTAAGTTGCATCAGCGTCTTCAGCTCTTTGATCATAAGCTGAAAGCTGGTGGAAATAAGAAGGAAATATCACCTCTTTGTAGTGAGTATTTCCATCGACCATTAAGTCCACAATTTGTTCATGATAGACTGAACAAAACTTTTCGTAAAAAGTCCGACCATGCAGAGACGCTTCAAAAGCAGAAGCTAGCAAGGTATTTATCTGAATCTCAGGATGTGACAAGTGTTTTGACTCTGTCCAAAGCGGAGACTCATATATCACATCAGGGTCCAATGGACATATCCAACCATTTCCCCTAGTTGTATCAGATCTAAAGAAACGTCTCAAATAAGAAACTTCACGAATGTTTCGGAAGTTCGGAACGTCCCTCTCATCTTTCGTCTCCACCGTGTACTCAACATTTAGTTTTTTACTAACTAAAGCAAACGTGTTCTGATTGAACCAAGGAGAGACTACGTCATCAACATTGGAAACATTATCGTCCCCATTGACTACTGTCGTAACAACTGCATCGTAAGGAGCAGGATCTGGAATAGAGAAAGTCCTAGCCGTATCTGTATACACATAACGAAACAGTAGTAATACGAAAAGACTATTGTATATAGAGGTAAAGGGGTGGCCTGATGGACCTGAATGATCCCACCTTGTAACCACACCATACACTGAGTGGTAAGAGCACAAATAGGCTTGAAGCAAGTTATACCTCATAGCAGAATAACTATCCCCATACCACTCATTTATAATGTCTAGAATGGGGTCGCCAAAAGCATAAA